GCAGAAGTTTGAGGAGATCGCAGAGGGTAAAGTAAAGCGATTAATTATTAACATCGCACCTCGGCATACAAAGTCTGAGTTTGCTAGTTACTTATTGCCTAGTTGGTACTTAGGGAAATATCCGAATAAGAAGGTGATACAGACTTCGAATACGGCGGATTTGGCTGTGAACTTCGGAAGGAAGGTTAGAAATTTAGTGATGAGTGAGCAGTACCGAGAGATCTTTAATGTGTCTCTACGGCAGGATTCGAAGGCGGCTGGCCGGTGGGCGACTAATTTTGATGGGGAATATTTTGCTATTGGGGTGGGTGGTACGGTAACGGGTAAGGGTGCGGACTTATTGATTATTGACGACCCGCATTCAGAGCAGGAAGCAACAGGGGATCCCGCGGCGTTTGATCGGGTTTTTGAGTGGTATACATCTGGACCGCGTCAGCGTCTACAGCCTGGAGGAGCCATAGTCGTTGTCATGACTAGGTGGTCGGACAGAGACTTAACAGGGAAAATAATTAAGGAAGCGGCAAAGAGGGATAAGCACGAGGAGTGGGAGGTTATTGAACTACCGGCGATTATGCCGAGTGGAAATCCTCTATGGCCTGAGTTCTGGTCGTTAAAAGAGTTAGAGGCGTTAAGGGAGGAGCTACCTCCTAGTAAATGGAATGCTCAGTACCAGCAGACCCCGACAGGCGAAGAAGGCGCGATAGTAAAAAGAGAATGGTGGAAGGTGTGGGAGAAGGACGATCCTCCGGCGTGTGATTTTATTATTCAGAGCTGGGACACCGCGTTTACGAAAAGTGAGAGGGCTGACTACTCGGCGTGTACGACATGGGGTGTCTTTTATAAGGATGAAGATAAAAGGGATCCGAACATTATTATGTTGGATGCCTTCCAAAAACGAATGGAATTCCCTGAGTTAAAAGACAAAGCTTTAAGTCAGTATAAGTACTGGGAGCCGGATGCTTGTATTATCGAGGCCAAAGCTGCTGGCGCGCCGTTAGTGTTTGAACTTAGGCAGATGGGGGTACTTGTTTCTGAGTACACCCCGGTGAGAGGTAATGATAAGTTTGTAAGAATAAATAGTGTTTCTGATCTGTTTAGATCAGGAAAGGTATGGAGGCCGGATACGAGATGGGCAGAGGAAGTTGTCGAACAGATGGCTGCCTTCCCTAATGCGGAACATGATGACCTCGTAGACTCAAGTGTGCAGGCACTGATACGATTCAGACAAGGCGGATTTTTACGGCTGGCTACCGATGAAGAGGATGAGCCAGTGTCCTTTCGCAGGAAAGCTTATTACTAAGGAATGATAATGATAGATCGACCCCTTGAGCCTATTGAGTCAGAAGGTATTGAAATTGAAATCGTTAATCCTGAGTCTGTATCCATAGGGATGGACGGGCTAGAAATAGAAATAGAACCCGGACAGGAATCAGCAGAAGACTTTGATGCGAACCTTGCTGACTATATGTCAGAGTCAGAACTATCGACTTTGGCGACCGATTTAATCGGTGAGGTCGATGCAGATATCGGCTCGAGAAAAGACTGGGTCGATATGTACGTTAAAGGGTTAGAAGTTTTAGGGATGAAATATGAGGAGAGGACAGAACCCTGGAACGGAGCCTGCGGTGTGTTCTCGACCTTATTAACAGAAGCGGCGGTACGGTTTCAGTCTGAAATGATTATCGAAACCTTCCCTGCTCAGGGTCCAGTGAAGACCGAGATTATCGGTCAGATTACTAAAGAAAAAGAAGACGCAGCCGAAAGGGTAAAAGACGATATGAACTATCGTTTAACTGAGACCATCCCTGAATATAGACCTGAACATGAAAGGATGTTATTTAATTTAGGTCTTAGCGGCGCCGCTTTTAAAAAGGTTTACTACGACCCGAATTTAGGGCGAGAGACGGCGGTGTTTATTCCCGCTGAAGATGTGATTATTCCTTACGGAGCGTCTGGAGCGAGGACCGCGGAACGCGTCACACACATGATGCGTAAGACTAAAAACGATATCCACCGGCTTCAGGTTAAAGGATTTTATCGGGATGTTGAGTTAGGTGACCCGATAAAAATTCATAATGACGTTGAAGAAAAGAAAGCCGAAGAGACGGGGTTTTCGATTAACGACGATGACAGATATTTAATCTGTGAAATACAGGTGGATTTAAATCTACCTGGGTTTGAAGAGGAAGACGACGTAGCCGTTCCTTATATTATTACCATCGATAAAGGAACGAATAAAGTTCTATCGATATACAGGAACTGGCGTGAAGGCGATCACTTATATAGAAAGCGTCAGCACTTAGTTCAGTATGACTACGTCCCAGGATTTGGTGCTTATGGCTTTGGGTATATCCATTTAATCGGCGGATATGCTCGAGCAGGTACGATGTTGATTAGACAATTAGTCGATGCGGGTACGTTATCTAATTTACCAGGAGGTCTTAAGTCTCGAGGTCTTAGGGTAAAAGGTGATGACACCCCGATAGCGCCGGGAGAATTCAGAGACGTAGATGTTCCTAGTGGCGCGATTAAAGATAATATTATGACGCTTCCTTATAAGGAGCCGTCACAAGTCTTAGCCGCTTTATTAGATAAGATAAGTGAAGAAGGCAGAAGATTAGGGTCGATTGCTGACATGAAAGTCAGTGATATGTCGTCTCAAGCGCCGGTAGGAACGACCTTAGCTCTCTTAGAGAGACAGTTAAAAACCATGAGTGCGGTGCAAGCCCGTGTTCATGCGGCGATGAAGCAGGAATTTAAGCTACTAAAAGACATTATTAAGGACTATAGCCCTGAAGAATATAGCTATATCCCTGAAGGCGGCGACCGAAAAGCCAAACAAGAGGACTACGAACACGTAGAAATCATCCCAGTGAGTGATCCCAACGCCGCAACGATGGCTCAAAGGATCATGCAATACCAAGCGGTCATCCAATTAGCGGCTCAAGCCCCACAAATTTACGATTTACCCCAGTTACATCGGCAAATGATTGAAGTTTTAGGGGTGAAAAACGCCGATAAGTTGGTTCCGTTACCTGAAGATCAGCATCCTAAAGACCCTGTTTCTGAAAACATGGCGTTTTTAAGGATGGAACCCACGAAAGCGTTCATATATCAGGACCACGACGCTCATATTGCGACTCACATGACCTTTATTCAGGATCCAATGATCCAACAAATGATTGGTCAGAACCCGATGGCGCAGCAAATTGGTTCCGCGGTACAGGCACACGTAGCAGAACACCTATCTTTCCTTTATAGAAGAAAAATTGAGGAGCAAATCGGCGTTCCTCTGCCGCCTCCTAACGAAAAACTTCCAGATGATGTGGAGGTTGAGATATCAAGACTGACAGCACAGGCTGGCGCGCAGCTCTTACAGATGAACATGGCTCAAGCCCAACAGCAACAAGCCATGCAACAAGCCCAAGATCCGATTGTTCAGATGCAACAGGCTGAACTACAGATCAAAGCCGAAGAAGTTAAGAGAAAAGCCGCTAAAGATCAGGCTGATATTGCTTTAGCCCAAGCAAGATTAAAAGTCGAGCAAGAGCGTATAGCTATCGAGGCTCAAAAAGAACAGCAACGCTTACAGGCTAAGTCTGTTGAGAACGATAAAAAACTCAAGGCTGATGTTCTTACGAAAATGACGAGGGGCTAATGATCTGGAACAGTGACTTAAAGGTCTTTAATGACCAGGAATGCAAAGAACTCGTGGAAGAGTTTTGTTCGGGAGAACATACCGATGAAAACAAGATGCCGGAGTACTATAAAAATAGCTATGGTTACTTTAACCTCCCTAAGTCACTGCAATACGTAGATCGTCTCACTTCATTAATTAAAGATCGATACCCGTCAGCGGTTTTTGCTAATACATATACCCGTTCATATCATCGTCATAGCGTCTTAAATTTACATACAGACCGGAAAGGTTTAGACCTGACGCTAAGTGTGTGTCTCGAGGATAAAAACAACCTTGACTGGCCGCTTAATATAAGCGCTAAGACCTATGACGGTGACGAGTGGGATTTAAAAGCTGATAGTAATCACTATAAAGACAAATACTTAGAAGCGCATTTCGGCGTAGGACATGGCGCAGTGATGGAGGGCAGGCGATTCCCTCACTGGCGCGATGAATTGCTATGCGGCGAAAAGCAGCGAGCCGTTTATATTTTTTACCATTGGACGCTGCCCAAGGTAAAAGAAACAAGTCGAGTTTTATTTAGGTCAACAAAACCTATAGAGACGGCGCTATACGGAAACTTTTTAACAAAAGAAGAATGTAAAGAACTTATCGATCAAGCTTCGACCAAGTTATTTAAATCAACGGTTGTCCATCATGAGACCGGTCAGCCAACCGATCACCCTCATCGAACAAGTTACGGCACGTTTTTACAGCGAGGGAGTTCGCCATTGGTCAGCCAGTTAGAGCAGCGTATTGCTCAAATAACAGGGGTTCCAGTAGAACATGGCGAGGGATTGCAAATCCTTCGTTATGAAGAAGGACAAGAGTACAAACCTCATCATGATTACTTTGATCCTTCTAGACCTCCAACTACACAAGACCTTGATAAATCCGGCCAAAGAATCGCGACGTTTCTTATTTATTTAAATACGCCAGAAGAAGGTGGCGGAACGTACTTCCCAGAAGCGAATTTAGAGTTCGAAGCTTTAGAAGGAAACGCGTTGTTATTTAAGTACCCTAATATGGAAAGAGCCTCTTTACACGCAGGCGTGCCTGTAAAAAAAGGGGTGAAATGGGTAGCGACTAAGTGGCTTAGGCAGAGGCCATTCCGATGATAAGCATACCTATTGCGGTATGCGCGGGAAATTTTGGGCTTCAGTTAGATTTGTTTTGGTATCAGCACAAAAAAATCTATGGCGTTCAGGCATGGAGAAAAGCACTTGCTTTGGTAGTTAATAAGAATGAACCGCACGAAGAAGCGCATAAGATCTTGCCGTGGGATATCAATCTTCCGCATAGCCTTGTTGTAAGTTGTTTTGAGTTTTTAAACTTAGAACAAATTTATGACCGGCTTATAGTACCGATAAATATTCAAGTAGCTTTAATACAAGCATTAAAAGACTTTGATGATGAGGAAGTTATTGAGTTATTAGATTGCGATATGTTTCATTTAAAACGCCATCCAAAGATAGACGTTAAAGATGAAGTAATCGTTTCAAATATCTACGAAGGCTGGCACTTAAAAAGTTTAACAGAGCATAAACACCTTGTAGAGCCTTTGTTAATCAAAGAACATGGACCTTACAACGGTGGGTTTGTGCCTATTATTGCAAAGGCCAAGACGTTTAAAAAAATAGCTATTACGTGGCTTCAGGCTCATAAACAAATATTTCAGAGTACGGAGTCAAAAGACTTTCGTTGGTGGGCTGGTATGTACGCCTTACAAGTAGCTTGTGCCAACCATCGAGTCCACATGCGGCATGAAGATCTTGTTTATGTCCCTGGGTTTAACAATTACAAGCCATCTCATTACATCAGTCATTATTCATGCGATACAAGATTTAACAAGAAAATTATTAAATCGATTGAAGATATAAAGACTGATAATTTTTTAGAGAATGATTTTTATTGGGCGGTGAAAGATTGGCTTGAATCAAGGAAAAGACATGGATGTGTTTGAGTTATTACACGGGAAATTACAAGACAGAATCCGAGATATGGAGATGTCTTTGAGCAACGGCTCGGCAAAAGATTATGCCGAGTATCGAGAGCTGTGCGGCGTTATCCGGGGTCTACGATCCGCACAGATGGAAGTACAAGACCTTGCGAGTCGTTTAAAGGAAAGTGAAGATGAGTGAGTTATTAATCTCCCAAGATGGAGAAACGGCAACGACGTTGCCTGAGTCGGCAGAGGAAAAGGCCAAGCAGTTGCCTGATCCTTCTACCTATCATTTGTTGTGTGTACTTCCAGAAGTGGAAGAGGAGTATGACAGCGGTCTTGTTAAAGCCGGGTCTACTGTTTACTACGAAGAAGTGCTTTCACCGGTTTTATTTGTAGTCAAGATGGGGCCGGATGCATATGGCGATAAATCAAGGTTTCCTTCAGGTCCATCCTGCAAGGTAGGGGACTTTGTTTTAGTCCGTCCAAACACAGGTACGAGGATCAAAATCCACGGCAAAGAGTTTCGAATCATTAATGATGATTCAGTCGAAGCGGTGGTTCAAGATCCACGCGGCATTTCTCGAGCATAGGAGGCGATATGAGTGAAGAATTTAAGTTCCCAGATGAAAAGGAACAGCCTGTAGAAATTGAGGTCGAGGGCGAGGAAAAAGTAGAGATTGAAGTGGTTGAGGAAGAAAAGCCAAAACACTCCAAGCTTCGTGAAGAACCTAAGCCACTTGATGATTCAGAAATTAAAGAGTACAGCGACCGAGTAAAGAGTCGGATTGACCATTTATATAAGGGATATCAGACTGAGAAGCGTCGGGCTGAAGAAGCTGAACGTGCAAAAGAGGAAGCATTTCGTATTGCACAGTCAGTAGCGGAAGAGAATAAAAAACTCAAAGGTTCTTTATCTGAAGGTCAGGCTGCTTTACTTGAGCAAGCCAAAAAAGCCGTAGCAAAAGAGTTAGAAGAAGCAAAGAAAGAGTATGTTCAGGCTTATGAATCGGGAGATTCACAGCGGCTTGTTGTTGCTAATGAGGAATTAACGGCAGCAAAAATCAAACTAGAACGGGTGAATAATTTCAAACCGACTAGACAAGAGCCTGAAAAAGAAGTACAAATTGAGCCACCGCGAGTTGATCCGAAAGCAGAAGCTTGGAAAAGGAAAAACGAGTGGTTTGGCTCAGACGATGAAATGACCGGTTTTGTCTTGGCGTATCACTCCAAGTTAATAAAACAAGGTGTCGATGCATCGTCTGATGAATACTACGAGAAATTAGATTCTCGTATGCGGCAAGTGTTCCCGGAGTACTTTGACGCCGAGGAACCACCTGAGAGAACTCAGCGTACAGTAAGGTCAAATGTGGCACCTGCGACACGAAGCGTTGCTCCTAAAAAGATCAAGCTTACTCCCAAGCAGGTGGAATACGCCAATAGGTACAAGATACCTCTAGAGAGGTATGCCCTTGAGGTCGCGAAATTACAAAGGAATTGATATGGAAAAGCAAGAACGAGGTCAACGCGAATCAAGAGAAACAGCGGAGCGTCCGAAGCGATGGATGCCGCCGCAATTGTTACCCGACCCCACACCGGAGCCTGGGTATCAGTTTCGTTGGATTCGTATTAGTACGTTGGGCGAAGCTGATCCGCGTCATATTTCTTCGAAATTACGTGAAGGCTGGGAGCCTGTAAAAGCGTCGATGCATCCTGAAGTTCAGATGATGTCTGGTTCACCCTCGCGGTTCCCAGATAGCATTGAGATCGGTGGTCTGTTGCTTTGCAAAACACCCGTTGAAATGGTTCAGCAGCGCAATGAGTTTTTCCAAAAACAAACGGATGCTCAGATGCAGTCTGTAGACAATAACTTCATGCGTCAAAACGATGCCAGAATGCCGCTCTTCCATGACCGGCAGAGTAAGGTAACGTTTGGCCGTGGATCTTCTTAATCTAGGAGTTAGAGATGGCTTATCCCACTGTCAGCTCCGCATTTGGCTTTCTTGCCGTCAATGAACTGAACGGCTTGCCATATGCTGGCGCTACTCGGCAGATTCCCATCCCTTACGCTTATTCCACGAGCATCTTTTACGGTGATCTGGTTGAGCTAGCGGGTGGTGCAATCAATATCACGGGCATGTCTACTTCCACCACTTCGACGGCTCGTGCCGGTCAAATTGGTGTGTTTGTAGGTTGTTCGTACACTAGTCCATCCACTGGACAAAAGTTGTTTGCACAGTATTGGCCTGCTTCGACAGCAGCCAATGATGCAGTGGCTTATGTTGTGGATGACCCTTCTGCACTGTTTAAAGTGGCTATGGTTGGTCAGTCTGCTTCTGTGTCTAACACAGCGACTACGATTGGTTATGCTTCTCAAGGCCTTGTTGGAACAAACGTGTACGCTGTTACTGGTACTGCTGGTAGCACGGTCACGGGAAATTCTGCAATGGCTGTATCGGCAGACAACCCAACTAACGGTACTGGTAACAAGCGCGTAACTACGGCGCTTCCTTTCCGTATCGTTTCTTTAGTCCCTGAAACGGCTGTTACCCTTACGGGTACGGGCAGTACGTCTGGTTCGTCAACGACACTTACGCTCGCAGCGGCAGTTACTGGTTTGCAAGCAGGTATGCAGATCATTGCTCCGTCAGCATCAGCAGGTGCGTTCCGTAGTGGTTCATACAACTACGTGACGAACGTTAACAGCACGACTGTTACCTTGGCCTCGGCTATCACTTTGGCATCTGGATCGACGGTAACCTTTGTTGGTTTCCCTGAAGTTCTTGTTAAGTGGAACCAGGGTTACCACAGCTACCAGTTCGCAACTGGCGTTTAAGGAGTAAGAAATGGCTATTTCACGCGCACAACTGTTGAAAGAGCTGCTTCCTGGCCTGAACGCTTTGTTCGGTCTTGAGTACGCTCGTTATGGCGAAGAACACAAAGAGATCTACGAAACCGAGACCTCTGAGCGTTCGTTTGAAGAGGAAACCAAGCTGTCTGGCTTTAGCGCCGCTCCGGTCAAACCGGAAGGCAGTGCGATTAGTTATGACAACGCACAAGAAGCGTGGACCGCTCGGTACAACCACGAAACCATTGCTATGGGCTTTTCGATTACCGAAGAGGCCGTGGAAGATAACTTGTACGACAGCTTGTCGTCTCGTTACACCAAAGCACTGGCTCGTGCGATGGCATACACCAAGCAGGTTAAGGCAGCATCGGTACTTAACAATGGCTTTAATTCCGCAGTCACCTATGGCGACGGACAAGCTTTGTTCTCTACCGCTCACCCCCTAATCTCTGGCGGCACCAACAGCAACACACCTTCGACCGCTGCTGACTTGAATGAGACTTCTCTTGAGAACGCCGTCATTCAAATCGCAGGGTGGACGGATGAACGTGGTCTGTTGATCGCAGCCAAACCCCGTAAGTTGGTTGTTCCTCCGAACCTCATGTTTACAGCAACCCGCTTGCTGCAAACCGAGCTTCGCGTGGCAACAGCAGATAACGATGTGAACGCACTGAAGATGATGGGTTCAATCCCAGAAGGCTTCACTGTCAATCACTTCTTGACTGACACCAACGCATGGTTCCTCACCACTGATGTTCCCAATGGCCTTAAGCACTTCGTAAGGACACCGTTGAGTACGTCAATGGATGGAGACTTCGATACCGGAAACGTTCGCTACAAGAGCCGTGAAAGGTACTCATTCGGAGTGAGCGATCCGCTAGGTATCTTCGGTTCGCCCGGAGCATAAGCCTTATAAATCAATCACTTAGATTGGTTGAAGCCCCGCTTAGGCGGGGTTTTTTATTTGTTCGTTGACATTGTTGGTTCCGTGCGGTACATTACGATAATGGCTTTGTAACGGAGGAAATATGGAACAAGTCATTTATAAGATCATCAACGTCGTCAACAGCAAATTTTATGTAGGAAGTACAACAAACAAAAAGGTGCGTTTTAGGCAGCATCGTAAATTGCTTCGAGGTAACAGGCATCACTGCAAACATTTGCAAGCATCGTGGAACAAGTACGGTGAAGATAAGTTTGAGTTTGTTGTTGTTGAAGTTGTTCCAAGTGCTATGTCTCTTCAACAAATAGAAGATATATATTTGTTTCAACACGTTGGGCAGCCTATGTGCTACAACTCTGGGTATTCAGCGGACGCTCCTTGGCGTAATGCCCCGCCAGAGTCTACGCCAAACTTTGGCAAAGTTATGGCGCAGCAACAAAAAGAACAGATCTCTAAAACGCTAAAAGATTTTTACGCAGCTGATTACTTTAACCACCCTCGAGTCGGTAAGAAGCATTCTGAGGAGACACGGTTAAAGATTCGACAGAACAGAACGCCTACAAGCGGTGAAAATCATTACCGTTACGGCCAAAAGATTTCTGAAGGCGTAAGAAAAAAAATTGGCGACACTCAACGAGGCAAACCAAAAGCACCGGGAAGAAAGGTTTCGGAGGAAGGTCTCAAAAAAATCAGGAAAAATATAGAAGAAGGCCGAAGCCATAAAACGTTCTTAGGAAAAAAACATACGGAAGAAAGCAAAATGAAAATGAGTAAAACTGTATTTGTTATGCCAGACGGCATTCTGTTTCCAAGTCTTACTTCGGTTCTTTCCTACTATGGGATCAAGATGCCAACGCTTCGTAGAGCGTTGATATCTGGTAAACCCTTGTCGAAAGGTCGGCTAGCCGGTTACGGGTTTAAGTATGGAGGCGTAGACTCAAAACCGACTGAAAATGATATGGCATTGATACGTGCAAAGCTTGTTGACACCATCCCAACAAACTGATAAAACACATATATTCCGGGGTTATCCGGCATATTAGACAGTCCCGGCTGACGACATGCAGACTAATATGCCGTATCGCATGTGAGGATCAAATGTCTAACACGACATTCTCTGGCCCAGTAAGGTCGCAAAACGGTTTCCAAACCATCTCAGTTAACTCGACGACCGGTGCTGTTTCCACCACCGCTACGTTTGGTTCGACTGCTAGTACTCCTGGTTCAGTAACAGCACTAAACGCTAGCGCTGTAACGGCTGGTGGCGCTGCTGCTTTGTTGGCTACCACTACTGCTGACCTTGGTGTTTATTTTGGATCAGGCGCGCCTACTGTATCGGCTGCTCAGGGTTCGTTATATCTCCGTACTGATGGGTCTTCGACCAGTACCCGCGCTTATGTTAATTCGGATGGCGGAACGACTTGGGTCTCGATAACGACCGCGTCCTAATAGGAGTGCATCATGGGGATGCAATATGATGTATGGTCGGTAAAGATTAGATCGAGTGCTGCGTTTTATGTATCCTCGGTCACTCCTTCCGGCGCGGGGGCATTAACGCTCCTTAAGACTCAGCCAGGAATAAACGGTTATGGATATAAAGTATCTATTACCGGCGTTTCTGATGAGTCAGGAGTAACATTTACGATAGTCGGCAGAACAGTAGCTGGTGCAAATGTTACTGAAACGGTGACGGGTCCGAACGCTACGACGGTCTATAGTACGAATTATTTCTCGAAAATAACGTCTATTTCCGTTAGCGCTGGGACGACAGGCGCTATAACCGTAGGGTATGGTGGCGCGTTAGCATTACCGGCCACAAGGATCAAAGGTTTGTACTATCTTGCCGGAGCATCTGCCGGAACGGTTGTGGTAACTCGCAACAGTGACTCCCAGATTCTTCTTGAGATTGATACGCCTGCTTCTGCGACCCAAGTAAATAGTCTTTATATGGCGGCAGAAGGGATTAGGACGGCTTATAGCAATGATGATTTTGCTACCGTAACGCCAACCAACGTAACGGCTGTTACTTTAATCTGCGGCTAGTCATGGCTAAGACACCGGCTTGGCAAAGGAAAGAAGGTAAGAATCCTAAAGGTGGTTTGAATGCCAAGGGTAGAGCTTCTTATAACGCTGCCAATCCTGGAAAGCCTGGGCTTAAGCCTCCTCAGCCTGAAGGTGGATCTCGTAAGAAATCATTCTGCGCCAGGATGGAAGGGATGAAGAAGAAGCTTACGTCATCCAAAACAGCGAGTGATCCAAACAGCCGGATCAATAAAAGCCTTCGCGCATGGAAGTGTTAAATGGACCCGATGCTGATTTGGAATCTAATCACTTCAATCTTAGTGGGACTGGTGATGTTTATGCTGAAGACCTCGCATGACGAGCAACAGCGGATTCAAATCCTACTAAATAGAACGAGGGAGGAAATCGCTCGTGACCACATCACTCGTGCAGAAGTTCGTGCGGATCTTGAGAAAATTATGGAACGATTTGACTCAGGCTTTGAAAGGCTTGAAGCAAAGATTGATGCCCTCGCAAAGAAAGGATAATCATGGCAGTGATCAATAACATCCCCAGTCCGCCCGACATGGCTTCTTCGAAATACGACAAGAAGCTTGCTCCAAAACCAAAGCCCAAGAAAGAGCCAATCAAAAAGGCTGAGGTAGAAGAATACGGTATGGAAGTCATGACCGCTAAGAATGGTGGTTATGTCAAAGCCGCCGATGGATGCGTCAAAAAAGGACGCACTCGCGGAACGATGGTGAAGATGTAATGCCAACTGTTTCTGACAAACAAGAAAGGTTCATGCAAGCGGTAGCGCATAACCCTAAGTTTGCAAAGAAGGTAGGCGTCCCCCAATCAGTTGGCAAGGAATTTACCAAAGGTGATCAAATGAAAGAATCTAAAGCAATGATGAAAAAAGAGGTGGGCTTTATGAAGGCGAAAGGCGCGCCAAAGTCCATGATCAAGCACGAAGAAGCCGAGATGAAAGCCATGAAGCGTGGCGGCAAGGCTTACGCTGCTGGCGGATTGGCTGCTGGTCACAAGGCTGCTGACGGCATCGCTAAGAAAGGTAAAACCCGTGGGATGGAAGTAACCATGAAGGGTTCTACCGGCATGAAAGCTGGTGGCAAGGTCAAGAAAATGAACTACGGCGGTAAGTGCTAATGATGGCTTCAAGGGGCATGGGGGCAATCATGCCCTCAAAGATGCCTACGGCTCGGCGTAAAAAACGTCGAGACGATACGGACTTTATGGCTTTTGCTGAAGGCGGCGAGTCTCGTGTCAATGAAGCAGGTAATTACACCAAACCGGGAATGCGTAAAGAGTTATTCAATCAGATCAAAGCCGGTGGCAAAGGTGGCTCGCCAGGGCAGTGGTCAGCTCGCAAAGCACAAATGCTTGCCATGAAGTACAAGCAAAAAGGTGGGGGTTATCGTGACTGAGAAATGGATTCAGAAGGCGATTAAAAAGCCCGGAGCTTTACATAAATCTCTTGGCGTTCCTGAAGGCAAAAAGATCCCCGCGGGTAAGTTAGCTAAAGCAGCAAAAGCTCCTGGTAAGTTAGGGCAGCGTGCAAGGCTGGCGCAGACGTTGAAGAAGATGAAGTGAAAGCCCCGCAAAAAAGTCTAAAAGATTGGACGTTATGTTTTTATTGCTGCGCTAACCGAGGAATGAGATGTCCCAAATAGTTTGGCAATTTGGCGTAGACTATAACCTTGGTTTAGTAAGGCGAGATATTCTTGCTTACGCGCTTCGTGAATACGGCGTTTTGCGCTTGCAATTTTTTGAGATTCCCAATTATGCCTTTCGCTGCCGTATCCAGAGTTTTGTTTGGCGGTTACCCATCGCAAATTGGAAACATGGTTATTTTGGCGGTTGCCGTCTATGTGATCAACTTGAGGCAAATGTTCCGGGTTTTGCAAAAACATCTGCGCTACAAGCCGATGAACGTACCGATAACTACCGCGACCAAGCGCTACACGCATGTAACCAGTTGAATGCTTCCAAGGCTGTAATTGCTTTATTTTGTCAACTTTTATACGATGTTTTAACCCGCGTTGCGGGATATCTGACCAATTTGCTTGTACGTTTCCAAAATTACTTACCGAATAACGTCCGCCAGAGTCGGCAATTTCTATCCAGATTTCGTTCATTTCGTTCTCCTTTTAGTGGATTATGACATGGCACTACGAGAAAGTCAAAAATCTCTAAAGGATTGGGGCAAGCAACTTTGGAGGACTAAAAGTGGCAAACCTAGCACACAGGGTTCAAAAGCAACTGGCGAGCGGTATCTCCCATCGGCGGCAATTAATGCTCTTACATCTTCAGAATACGCTGCGACATCAAGAGCAAAACGCGCTGGCAAACGCGCAGGAAAACAGTTTGTCAAACAACCGGCAAAAATTGCCGCAAAGACTGCGAGATTTAGATGACCACTAGCGGTTCAACAGATTTCTCACCAGAGTTCACAGAGATCGCTGAAGAGGCGTGGGAGAGGGCTGGCCGTGAGATGCGGACTGGTTATGATCTTCGTACAGCTCGTAGGTCTATGAATCTGATGACTATCGAGTGGCAGAACCGCGGCATCAACATGTGGACCATTGATCAGGGAACTATCACCCTGACGGCAGGCGTCAATACGTATGCATTACCTATCGATACGATTGACCTGCTCGAGCATGTCATACGTACAGGACAGAATGTTTCATCGACACAAGCGGATCTTACGATCACGCGTATTAGCGTTTCAACCTACGCAACAATTCCAAACAAACTTCAGCAAGCCAGACCCATACAGGTTTGGATTCAGCGCTTATCGGGGCAGGTGTCACCGGCTAATGCAACATTATCTTCGACGATTAATTCATCGACTACAACGATCACACTGAGTTCGACAGTTAGCCTTCCGAGTGCAGGATTTATCAGGATTGATAGCGAAGACATTCTGTATCAATGGCTTGATGGCAATAGTCTTGGTGGTGTAGTCCGCGGACAAAACGGGACAACAGCAGCAAGTCATACATCAGGCGCGACAATCTACAATCCAAACCTTCCCGCGGTAACAGTCTGGCCTACGCCAGACAACAGTACGACGTACCAATTTGTCTACTGGAGAATGAGAAGAGTTCAGAACGCAGGATCAGGTATTCAAACAGCCGATATGAACTTTCGTTTCTTGCCGTGTCTTGTGGCAGGTCTTGCCTACTATATAGCCATGAAAGTACCGGAACTTGTGACTCGAGTTCCTATGTTGAAAGAAGCCTACGAAGAGCAATTCAACTTAGCCGCTGGCGAAGATAGAGAGAAGGCAGCTATACGATTTGTACCACGCCAACAGTTCATAGGATCTGGAGGCGGCTATGGGTAATAGATTTGCCTCTGGTAAATATTCTATCGCGATGTGCGATAGGTGTGGACAGCAATTTAAGTTAAAGCGTCTTCGTACTGAAGTTATTAAAACCAAGCGGTATAACCTATTAGTATGTAATGAGTGCTGGGATCCCGACCAGCCTCAATTGCTTCTTGGCATGTTTCCGGTTGATGATCCACAGGCTGTTAGAAACCCAAGAAAAGACACCACTTATGTCACCGCAGGGGTAAATGGTTTACAACTATTACCTAATTCAACTGGCGGATTCCCAACGGGCGGTTCTCGAGATATTCAATGGGGATGGAGTCCTGTAGGTGGGGCAGCAGCGTATGACGACCCTCTAACACCAAACTACTTGGTGGCAACGACGGCTGTTGGTACAGTATCGATATCCACGACTTAGGAGTTTAAAATGGATGCAAAGACAGCAGTACATAAACACGAGAAAGCCATGCACCCTGGCAAGCCTATGACAAAGTTAGCAAAAGGTGGAAAGACCAACGCTGATATGTTAAAGATGGGTAGGAACTTAGCTAAGGTTGCAAACCAAAAGAAGTCTTCATTTACTTACAAGTCTTCTGGACGGGGGAAGTAATGAAAGAGCAGAAGAACCCCAATCAACCCAAGCCTGCGCCAAATCCGACGACGGCTGGGTACCCTGAGAAAAACGTTAAAACGACTGGTATAAAGATACGTGGTACTGGCGCTGCGACTAAAGGTGTAATGGCTAGGGGGCCGATGGCGTGAATTACCAAGAGATTGTTACGGCGGTACAAGACTACCTCGAAACAACTTTTAGTACGGTGGACATGAATACCATGATCCGCCAAGCAGAGCAACGTATTTACAATACGGTGCAGATTGCTAATCTTCGTAAAAACGTTACCGGTTCTTTAACAGCAAATAATAAATATTTGCAATGCCCTCCGGACATGCTTTCAGTTTATTCGCTGGCTGTTGTTAAAACAAACGGCGAATATTTATATTTATTAAATAAAGATGTAAATTTTATTAGAGAAGCATACCCCGACCCATCTACCACCGGGCTTCCAAAGCATTACGCAATTTTTGGCCCAGATTATCCAACGACTCCTAATGAGCTTGTGTTTATTGTTGGCCCCACCCCTGATACGGGGTATAGTGCAGAACTTCATTATTATTTTTACCCAACGTCAATAGTTCAACGTGCCATTAATAGTCTTGGGGCGATATCAGGCGGTTCTGGATATGTAAACGGCACTTACTTTAATGTGCCGCTTTCAGGGGGTAGTGGTGAAGCTGCTTATGCAACCATCACTGTATCCGGCGGAGTTGTTACAGCGGTAAATATTACAAATTCAGGATGTTTGTACGTAGCCAACGATTCTTTAACTTGTTCTAATTCAAGCATAGGCGGCACAGGTTCTGGATTTTCGGTAATAGTATCAACTGTTGATAATGCTCTTGGGACAACTTGGCTTGGGGATAATTTTGATTCAGCCTTATTAAACGCAACAATTTTGGAAGGAGCGGCGTTTCTAAAATTAGAGCCTGATCTCCTGAAGCTTGCAAGCGACCGCTATGTTCAGTCAATTGCATTACTTAAGAACCTTGGTGATGGCAAGCAGCGTATGGATGCTTACAGAGATGGTCAGGTTCGGGTACAAGTGTCATGAGTATTGTTCAAAGTCAGACTACAAGCTTTAAATACGAGCTTTACTTGGGCGTTCATAATTTACAAACGGATGTGTTGAAGATCGCTCTCTACACGGCAAATGCAGATTTAAATCAAAACACAACTGTGTACACGGCGACGAATGAAATATCGGGTACAGGATACACAGCAGGCGGGAAGATATTGACGGGTGCAACAGTAAGTTCATCGGGAACAACAGCATACGTTGATTTTGATAATGTTGTATGGAACCCCGCGTCTTTTACGGCAAGATGTGCATTGATATACAACAGTAGCAAAGCAGACCGTTCGGTAGCGATTCTTGATTTTGGGTCTGACAAAACGACCACGACTCAATTTATAATTACGATGCCGACTAATTCCGCAACGAATGCATTAATACGGATGGATTAGAGATGGAAAAAGCACGAACAAACGACCAATTTTCAAGCGGTTTAACCGCCCGGACAGGTTCAGGCGAGAAAGCTTTGGCGTGTGGCAGATATTACGCAGAGTGCCGAGACAAAGATGGCAACCTGAAATGGACCGCTGAGGGTGATAACTTGGTGGTTAATGCGGGTCTACAGTATATGGCTGGCACTGCCTTGGTTAGTACAGCGCAGATCACAACGTGGTATGTCGGTCTTTATGGCGCAGCGGCAAGTAATACACCGGCAGCTTCAGACACCATGTCTTCTCACGCAGGCTGGACAGAGATTGATTGCTATAGCGATGCAACAAGACCGGCTGCAACATTTGCGGCGGCGACCAATGCAAATCCTTCGGTAGTCACAAACACCTCCAACAAAGCCGTGTTTAATATTGACGCAACGGCAACGGTTGGCGGGGCGTTTCTTACAAGTAATAACACCATCCTTGGAACGACAGGCACGTTATTCTCGGCAGCAGACTTCCAATCGCCTGGGGATCGGTCGGTGGTATCGGGTGATGTGATTAGCTGCACCTATGAGTTCCGTTTAACAGCAACATGAGTGAAGGTGGCTGGGGATCAGGTGCGTGGGGATTCGGTCCTTGGGGGCGATCAGCTTATGAGCGATCTGTTCTTGAAGCCGCATCAGGCAACGATACGGTTGCTGTCCCTGGCGTTGAGTATCCGGCATCTATCATTGAAGCTGCTTCGGGCAATGACCAAGTTACCAGCAATCCTTACTTCGCAACCGACATTATTGAAAATGCAAGTGGCGCAGACTCAATCTACGGATCGGCAAATTTTGCCGGTTCTATTATTGAAACGTCATCGGGGGCAGATAGTATTGCTGGGTCGGCAAGCTTTTTTAGTTCTGTATTGGAAGGCGCACAGGGTAACGACAGTATTTCGATCAACTTGGAAATGCAGTTATCGATTCTCGAAACAGCTGCTGGCGCAGATACAATCTCTGCTGTATTGTTCTGGGAGCAGATCAATACCTCTCAAACCGCTAATTGGACTGAGATAACGACATGACTGTCAACTACACAACCCTTTTGGCGCTTGGTCAGCCCGTCACGGGAACCGAGTCTGGAACTTGGGGCGACGATGTTAACAACGCCGTTACCTCATACCTTGATATTGCGATTGCCGGTACGCAAACCATCAGCACGGATGGCGATGTAACCCTAACGCTGACCCAAGGTACGAGTTCTGCAACCAATATTGGTACGACATCAGCCCAGTACATGGTGCTTAACTGCACCGGCTCACGAACGGCTATTCGTAACATCAATACGCCTAATTCATCCAAAGCTTATATTGTGATGAACAACACCACGGGCGGTTATAACGTGGTGATTCGTGGCGGTACAGGCCCAACAACAGGTATTTCAGTCGCCCCCGGCAAACAGACTTGGGTGGCTTGGGATACCAATGCAGGTGATTTTAGAGAGATTGCATCGGGTGATGTAGATGGTCCTTCGTCCGCCACGGATAACGCAGTGGCTCGGTTTGATGGCACCACGGGCAAGATTATCCAGAACTCAGCCGTAACGATTGCCGATAGTACAGGCGACATCACAGGCGGTGCTTATAACAAGGTCACGATCACAGCGCCAGCAAGCGGGTCAACGCTCACAATTGCTGATGGCAAGACCCTAACCGCAAGTAACTCGATCACGCTAGCGGGTACTGATAGCACGACGATGACCTTCCCCGGCACGAGTGCGTCGGTGGCAAGAACGGATGCAGGTCAGACTTTTACGGGTACGAATACGTTTAGCTCGGCCCCAGTTGTTTCGGCGCTGACTGCAAGCAAGCCTGTCTTTACGGATAGCTCCAAGGGATTAACGTCCACAGGAACTTTAGCAACGGATCAGGGCGGTACGGGGCAAACAAGTTATACGGCTGGCGATCTTGTTTACTACGCAACAGGAACTGCGTTTACGAAGTTAGCCATAGGCGCAAGTACAACCATCCTGACCTCATCAGGTTCAGCACCTCAGTGGACTGCGGCTTCAGGGGTGACGATTGGTACGGCGACTAACCTTGCAGGTGGTGCAGCCGGATCGGTGCCTTATCAGACGGGTTCAGGGGCTACGAGCTTCTTGTCCATCGGTACGTCTAATTATGTCCTGACCTCTACAGGATCTGCGCCAACTTGGACAGCTAATACGGGTACGGGAAGCGTGGTTCGGGCCACATCACCGACACTGACAACTCCTGTGCTTGGTGCAGCAACAGCAACGAGTATTAACGGCTTAACGGTTTCAACGACCACGGGTACGTTAACGCTGGCTAATGGTTCAACCCTAGCTACATCCGGTGCTAACAGCATCACGTTAACGTCAACAGGCGCAACGAACGTCACGCTTCCCACATCGGGAACACTTGCAACAACCGCAGGTACTGTCGGTACGATTTCGTTTGGAACCACGGGGCTAACACCAAGCACGGCAACATCGGGTG